TCGATGTTTTGCAACATGACGTTGTACTCTGGCTTGGTTGTAGTCAGAGCGGTTGAGATGTTTTGCAGTGCTAGATCGTTCAAAGATTTCTCCTGTTGTTAAAAATTATTACAGTCCACCATGCACATTAGAGCAACCTGCACTTGAGTATTTTGTTTGAGCTAAATCACCAAAATCTGAGGCGTTTCCAGTTGATGCGATGGTTACATACTGTATAACATTTGAGTTTACGTTGCCTGTTGTTTTACCTCCGGCAAATACTCCTAGTGTTGCACTTGACATACTAGCCGCCCAACCCCAAACAGCAGTAAGATCGCCAAAATCTGTAGCATTACCAGTAGAAGCAATGGTTACGTAATCTACAACGTTTGAATATGAGTTGCCATTATTTGTGTCACCGCCACCAAACACCGCTCTTGTTGATGATGAACATCCAGCAACCCATTGACGAGCCTGAGTTAAATTACCAAAATTTGAAGCATTCCCAGTAGAAGCAATGGTTACGTAATCTATAACACTTAGCGTCACTACGCTAGAGTTTAGACCGCCAGCAAACAATCCTCTTGTAGAACTTGAAGCAGATGCAAGGCCTCGTTTTGCAGATTGTAAATCACCGAAATCCGTAGCGTTTCCAGTTGATGCAATGGTAATGTACTCAATGGTATTTACAAACTCGCCACCAGCAGACAACCCACGAGTAGAGTTGGATGTAGCGCAATTACCCTGAACCGTTGCCAGTAGGTCTCCAAAATCTGTTGCATTACCAGCAGACGAAAATGTTACGTAATCAATCACATTTGTCTGCGCAAATGATGCGTTATTACCGCCAAGCCACACCCCACGTACAGAAGACGCACAGGATCCACCCACGTATCTAGCCACTGATAAAGTACCAAACGCGGTAGCGTTGCCTGTTGTGCTAATAATTATCTGTTCAATAGCGTTTAAAACTGTTGATGATCCAGTTATTCCTCCAGCAATCAACCCAACTGGAGCGACATTCCCTGCAGTAGGCCACAACCCTTGTTTAATCCAAAAGGCTGCTTGATTTAACGTCCAGACGCCGGGCGCAGAACCATTGTCATAAGGCCCTGTTGGAGTTGCAGGGGTTGGGGTGATGATGCCACCTGACCATTGTTCAGACATTTATAGACCTCCGTGGGAGTTTGAAGCCCCCGCAGTAAACCAAGACGCAGTGCTTAAACTACCAAAATTTGTTGGGTTGCCCGTCGTTGCTATAGTCACGTAAACTAAAGTGTTCAGAGCAACAGGAGAGCTATAACTTGAAGCACCGACAGCAATTACGTTCCTTGTAGAAGATGTGCAACTTGCTGAACCCCAACTATCAGTGCTCAAATTACCAAAAGCAACTGCGTTACCTGTAGTGGCAATCGTGATATAGCCCATCGAAGATACAATAGAGCCGCCATTATCACCAGCACAAGATATACCTCGTGTATTATTAGAAGCTGTAGACTGATACCTTACTCCGACAGTCAAGCTACCAAATGCAGTGCCGTTGCCAGTTGTTGCAATTGTCACATAAGAAATACCCGCAGAAAGAGCACCGTTTCTTACACCACCAGAAAAAATCCCCCGCGTTGTTGAAGCACACCCCCCGTTGGCTTGTAGCCTAGCCTCTACGTTTAACTGCCCAAAAGTTTGAGCGTTACCGGTGGTTGCAATAGTTATGTACTGAATTGTATTTGTCGGCGAATCGTTTGAGCCGCACATTACAGCCCTAGTACTGTCTGAGCAAGAACCAATACCGTTGCTCTGTTGCTGCATGTCGCCAAAATCAACTGAATTGCTATTAGAAGCGTACGTAATATACTGAATGACGTTTGTTTGCGTATCAGTTGCGGCTTGATAAATTGCAGCAACTATTCCTCTAGTGGTAGATCCACAAGCCGTAGCACTATTTCCAGCCACAAGCAGGTTGCCAAAATCATAAGAATTGCCTAAAGTGCTAATGTTGTAATATTGAATTAAAGCAGTTGGAGAACCGCTTGCCAAATTACCACCAGATATAAACGCGGTTGTGCTAGTAACGGGTGGGTACGCGCCGGGCCAGTTATAAACACCGGCGGCTTGCATTTGTGCGGGGAGTGTCCATACACCTGAATAGCTTGGCATTATTGAAGCCCTCCACCAGCATTACCACAAGCACCGCCATATCGCCTAGTAGTGGTTAACGCACCAAAAGCGGTAGCATTTCCTGCGGAAGCAATTGTTATGTAATCAATCGTATTGGATGAAGTATTGGAAGCAGACCCCCCTCCACCAAAAACCCCACGGCTATTATTTGAAGCACCGGCTGGAGCAAATCTTGCTACAGTTAAATCACCAAAATCTGTTGCATTGCCTGTAGAAGCAATTGTTACGTAATCAATTACGTTTGTCATAGTAGTACCATCGGATAACCCGCCGCCAGCAAATATGCCACGAGTGCTAGAAGAAACTCCTGTTGCGGCGGTACGTGTTTGAGTCAAATTACCAAAAGTTGATGCGTTTCCGGTAGTGGCTATTGTGACGTAATTAATACGGTTGTAGTACCCGTAAGGTGCATCGTTCATATTACCGCCACCAAACAAAGCGCGTGTTGGTGATGCACATCCGGCGGGGTTACCCCAGTCGGCAATATTAAGATCACCAAAAGATGTCGTATCGCCAGTGGTCGCAATTGTGATGTATTGGATTAGATTGGCAAATGGGCCTCCAGCAAATAGACCGCGAGTAGCGTTACTTGTTCCGCCCATTTGACGGTAATTACCCAACATATTGCCAAAAGTAACCGAATTTCCAGTAGTAGAAAACGTAATGTATGTCATAACACTGGTAGACGATGATATGCCAGCATACACGCCTCTAGTGGTAGAAGACGCACTGACTGGGCCATTGTTGCCCGTAACAGTTAAATTGCCCCAAAAAGTAGCATTTCCAGTGGTGGCAATATTTACATAGTCAATGACACTAGATGCGCTGCCGCCAGTATTAGCGCCGCCGCCAAACACTGCGTATGCAATAAATGCAGGGGTAACACTATTACTTGCCGCACTAAACACACCGGGGCCGTAACTATTCAGTGCCCAAACATTAAATGTGTATGCAGTTCCGTTAGACAGTCCTGTAACAGATATAGGAGATGTAGCCGATGTTCCAGTAACTTGCCCGGGATTTGAAACAGCGTAATAAGCCGTGATTGCAGAACCGCCCGGATTAGCGGGTGCTGTAAAAGCTACAGACGCTGTTGTATCACCACCTGTGGCCGTACCAATGGTAGGCGCATTAGGATTCCTAAGCGGATCAAAAAATGCTGAGATAAACCCAGCAGGAGGACGTAGTGGCATGATGCCCCCCTTTTATGGTGTAAGGGTTTCGTAGCTTACTGTGAAAGTCAACTTACTTGCTGTGCTGCTGGTTACCCACAATGTGCTTGCCTCACCAGACACGCTGGTATCCAGCAAATAAAGCATTGTGGTCTTGTCCAACATAATCAGAGAAGCATCGGCTGGCACAGAGATTGTAGAGCCAAGAGCGCGGTAAGTTGTACCATCAGCCAAACGCAACTCAACAGTTGCGTCGTAAGCAGTGGTGCCGTCAATGTTGGACACCATGATCTGGTTAATCTTCTGCGCAGACCCAGAAGCTGGCGCAGTCACCAAAGCGTTACGTGAAGTATCCGCAGGGGTGATAGAAACTGTGTGAGGTGTTGCTGTTGTGCAAGCGAGAATATTTGGTGCGGCCATGATTGCTCCTTAGATACTAAATAACATTGCGATTGTTGTGACCTGTGCTCTGGTTAAACCAGAAGCAGGCAGTGCTTGGAATGTTGGTAATGCGCCTGCGCCATTACTCGTCAAAACGTATGTAGCTGTGCCGGGGCCAGCAGATGCTTGGAACGCGCCAGTACTTGTAGTACCTGAGAACACCACACTGTACGCTGTTGTGGTAGTTAAACCTGTACCGCCGTATGCTGCGCCTAAAGCGTTTGTGGGTGTCAGTGTGTTTGCTGTTAGGTTAGTACCGTCAAACGTCAGATTGGCAGAACCTGCCAAGTTACCTGAACTGTTAAACTGAACCTGTGTGTTTGAGCCGCCAGCCGATGCGCCTACGCGCACGAAGTCAGAACCATTCCAAGCTACCAGCGCCTTGTCACCCGAAACCACCGTGATACCTGTAGTGGGGCCGCTACCAACAATCTTTACTGACTGGCTTGTAGATGTGGCGTTGATGATGACGAAGGTCTTGCTGTAGCCAGCAACGCCGGTATCGCTAATTGTAACTGTCAACAAACCCGCAGGGTTGCCCGTGCAACGAATGATCTGGTACTGCGCTGTGCCCGTGGCACCACTGCCAGCCTGTGCAATATTGGTAGCTGACGCGTCGCCGTTTGTATTTGTAAGCGTGACTGCAGTTTGGCTACCGCTGATGATCTGACTACCAGCAATAGCCGCGTCAAGATACTGCGTAATACCGTTGTTGACGGTGTCGCCCCATGTGCCGGATAACTCACCCTGAACCGGCAGCGCAAGTTCTAGGTTGGTTGAATACGCTGTTGTCATTTAATGCTCCTATGTAGCAATCTCTGTCCATCCGGGGTCTTGTGTGGTTGACACATCTACCCAATTTGGTGTCTGGGAATCATCAATCACAGTCCACCCCCTAATTAAAACTGTTCCAACTGCTCCAGTACCCTGCACGCCAGTCACCAAAATGGTTTCTGATACTTTAACTGAAACAGTACCAACTTGTCCAGTTGCACTGACCCCTGCAACACGATTTATTACTCTGGCTACCGCAGTGCCTACTGCACCTGTACCAACCACGCCTGTGGGTGATGCGCCGCCGTTATAAATCAACGTTACCGTGCCAAGCTGACCTGTACCCGCAACACCTGTTGGAACCAGCGTTTTGTCCAATCTGAACGTAACGCTACCAACGGCTCCTGTGCCAACCACGCCCGTAGGAGTGAATTGAACTTCGGGGGCTACAGTGCCAACTGCCCCTGTACCTGCAACTCCTGTTACAGAGATTGCTTTACCAACTTTTATTAGTGGAGTGCCAATCGCACCCACGCCTTCAACACCAATCGGGATAACAAAGTCATTGACGTTAACAATGAAGTTGCCCATCTCCCCAACGCCCTGTACGCCCGTAGGCATGTACGCAACTCTTGGAGTGACCGCCCCTACTGAACCTGCCGCTGCTACACCCGTAAGAGTGAAGTTAACCGCCGGTACAACACTTCCTACTGCACCCGTACCCGCTACGCCCGTTGGAATGAACGTAACCGATACAGATATGCCAACCGAACCAACTGCGCCTGTACCTTGGACTGATATGCTGCTTTGCCCCCAAGGGCCATCGCCCCAAGAAGACACACCCCAGCCGCTCATTGGGAAGACTACACTGTCTCCACCCCAAGCGTTATACCCCCAAGGACGTTCGCCCCATCCGGTTGCCACATTAACTCACTTACGCAATACGAATGATTGCCGTTGCTGCCGCCGCTGCTGGGAACTGAATTGTAAAATCGCCAGAACTAACTTGCTGATCGCCTCCAAAACTTAAGACTGCGCAAGCCGCACCAGAAGCTGAAGAGTTATAAATCAAAGCGCCGCAAGTTGTAAACGTGGCAGAAGTCCATGTGGTGTCTGCAAAGTCACAAACAGCAGTTGTGCCGTCAGCAACAGGAGTTACTGAAGTCAAAGTATTGCCGGGCTGTGTGTAGCCCGTTGCCGTAGCCAACTCGTCTGTACCCATTTGGGAGTAGTTTGTTGTGGCCGCGCCAAACGTGCCAGAGCCAGCGGCTGTAGCTTTGAACAACGCAATTTTGAATGTGTTTCCGGTACTTGCCGTAAAGTCGTGGATAGCTTTTAGGATTTCGACCTTGAAGCTGGTGGGCATTGCCGTGGTAATAGTAATAGCCATGTTATATCTCCAATAGAGTTACAAGTTCAGGATGCCCCGCTTCACGGAGACGGTTAGCTAGAGTCGTGTTGTTCGACTCAATTGCGCGTTTCATGTAGAACACCAACACACCACGGATGTGTTCACGAAAAGCTTGCGCTTGGTCGCGAATGGCCGGATGGGACTGATCCCCAACATAAATAATTTTGTTTAAAGCTTGTTCAGCAAGCTCTTCGGGATTGAACCCACGATGGCTCACTGCGTGAACCAGCACGTTGCCAATTTCACCAGCAGATTCAGTTGCAAACATTAGTTTGAACTCCTAATAAGAGCTGCCGTAGCGGTATTTGCGGGCATGGTGATTGTGAACGTGCCAACGGATGTCTTGTCAGAACCGAAGTCCAACACCGCTATGGATGGCTTACCGGCAACCGTGTCGTTGTAAATCAACGCACATCTTGCAGTGATTGCGCCTGTCCAAGAAATGTTTGGGAAGCCCACATAGGCTGTGTATCCAGAAGTACTGACTGTGATTGGAGTCAACTGTGCCCCACCAAGCGAGTACGTACCCGTAGGGGGTATTTCATCAGTTGAACTGTATACAGTCGTATCTTCGTTCAAATTAGCGTTAGCCGTGTACAAAGCAATCTTGATAACGTCAGTCGTTAAGTCATGAATACCTTGGTACAACTGCGCCTTGAAGCTCGTGGTCTGGGTCTGGATAATCGACATATCAAGTTACCCTCTGACGGAACTGCCCAGAACGATACGCGTCTTGACGCTCCATACCATCGCCCAAACGTTTTGCAAGCGCCATTGCTTCCATGTACTTGCCGTTGTAAAGCTGCATCATGTCCGCCTCACCCTTCATGTAGGTGTAAGCCTCAACCAACGAGCCATACAAAAGCACAGAGTCAAAATTATCACCAAGCCACGTCGTACTCGCAGTCACAATAGACTCAGGGTAATAGTAGTAATGCAACTCAACGTTGTAATTTGCGTCTGGCGTTGGGCCTAAAATGAAAGTTAACTCGGCATCATTGGCTGACTGAGGGCCAAACAAAGCGTAATAACGCGGCAAACCAGTGTCATCTGCTTGGGGGTAAGCCTGACGGATAAAGTTAACGTCTTTGTTAAGCAGGTATTCGTAGGTACCAGAAGCTAATGTTCCGTCTACCACAGCAAACGAATATACGGCCAAAAAGTCGGACGGGCACGAAACATACTTATTGTTTATCGTAGTCACGCCTGTGACGTTCTTACGCAAAGACGGAAACTGTACGTTGTTGTAAATACGCTGCTCAGCCTGCTCAACGAACACAGGAATATTAGCCACGAAATCTGCTTCCGTGTTCTCCGTGTACGCTTGGATAGCGTTGCTGAGTTCAGTGTAATTCATGCCATCGGGCCTCGTGCCATAGTTCCCTTGGTAGCGCATCCATTGCCACGGGTGACGATACCGGATGTCTTAGTGGTTTCGTTACCAGCGTTTTTGCTGATGTTGCCAATAGACATATTAACGGTGTCAGCTTTACTGCGGTTTGGAGGTGTGCCGGGGTTCTGGGATATGCCCACAGGCGCACCACTCATGGTGTGGGGCTTGGCGTACGCAGAAGCAGGTAGATTGTTAATCTTGGCCATGTTATTTCCCCTGATTCTTAACTTTGGCCATACCGCGACCATACTGCATCATCATCTCATTGGTCTTACCGCCCTTGGCGAGCTTTGTAGGCGTTTTGCCGGGGTGCATGTTTTTCTCGTGCTTACCGATG